TTGACCATTTTGTCCGTCTGATTTTAAATAATAAATAGCTACTAAATCACCTTCATTTAATTTTTTACCATTTACATTATTTCCAAATTTAATTTCATATTGTTCATTTTCATTAAATCTTACAGAGTACTTTTTAGCTGAACCTGTTTCTAAAAATAATGAAGAAGATCTAGTCCATTGTTCCCATTTAGGGTTTAACACACCACCGGGTAACACATAAACAAAAATATTGTTGTTATCAATATAGAAATTATCATCTATATTTGTTGCAGCAAGAAAAGCAACTTCATTTTCCTCTCCAATAGCTGAAAAAACAGGAAATTCAACAAATTGCCCATTGTAAAGCAAATTGTTGTTTTGCATATCTATTAATGCTTCAACCCCATTGACAGTTTTTTGAAAAGTTATATCTTGTGAAAAACTATAAGATGTACCAGAAAATGTAAAATAACTAAACCTTGGAATTGTGTAAGAATTAATAGGTAAATTACCACTAGCTACCGCTTCAAAGTTTATGTTAGCAGTTTGTGGCCCTGTAGGGTTATAATCAATACTCTTAACTATTTGATTGATATTCTCGTAAAGTTCAGCCTGACTAAAATTACTCTCAGAAGAATTTTTATTCAAATAGTAAATTAAAACGTGATAAGAATAAGCAACAATATCAATAATAGCTGATAAGTTACTACCTTCATAGTTTTGATCGGTAAAGACTTTCTGATCATTCATCTTTTCGATGATAAGATCTTTAAGACTTATAGCATCAAATGCTACATAACCGTCTTGTTTAAATTTATAATCGTTGTCAGGCATAGTTATTGATAAAATTCTACTCCAGTTGAATTAAGCAAAGCTTTTATTCTAATAGTTGTATTATTATTTATGAATGGTACACCAAGTAACATATATAAATCATATTGATTTTTTTCAGGCTCAGCTGTTACTACAATTTCTTTTACTTCAATTCTTGGTTCTTGCAAATATAATTGATTTTTAATCATATTACCGCAATTTAATGCAGTTTCTTCTGTACAAGGTAGAAATAAAAATTGATTTAAATTCATACCAAATTGAGGGTTTAATATTTTATCTCCTGGAAACGAGGTAAAGATGTTAATTATACTATTTTTGATAGCTCCTAAATCATAACTACCTACAAGATCAACATCTTTAAGATTAGAATATAACTCAGCTTCTTTAGTTTGATCCCATTGAAAATCTACTTTTACATCAGCATATGTAAACTGAGGTTTGTCAGTAATATTTTTAGGTTTAGCTAAGTTATCTAGCACTATGTTAGCCATATTAATATTTATAACTACCTTTTAATTAGCTTCTGCAGCATAAATAATATTGTGGAAAAGAAATTCAATAAGATTTACGAATCTTACGTATCTAGATTTACCAGAGGTGGTTTTCTTACTGGAGATTTAGTTAAAGTAAGAGATAACTACAAATCTACTGAAGGTTATAAACAATTAAGCCCAGAGTATCAGGCTAAGTTAGATGATCTTTTAGCTAGTGATCTTAACTTGCGTGTTTCTGGTATTGAGAACAAATACCCTTCTAACCAACCAGGTAACACAGATAACTCAAGCGGAGAGTTTTCTATTACTGTATCACAAGAAACAGCTCCTGGTAGGTATGATGGTTTTTATCAATTTCCTGATGACATCTTTGAACCAGTAGATGTTTACCCTAATAGAATGCCAGTACCAGATAGTATGGTACGACCTAACGGCACTAAAATTGACCCAGATACATTAGAGTATGAAGATGAAGAATCTTATGTTGGGTCTAACCCTCTTAAATCCCAAGTAGAAGCAGGTTATTTACCTGATGCTGAGAAACAACCTGCTATGGGTGATGATAGAGAGTTACATAATGTCAATGCTAAGACAGATCAGTTTGGTGCACCTTCTCATGATGCTCAAGCAATCGGAGGCGGTAACATGCCTGACACTAGCATTTACTTAAAGTAATAAAGCATGCATATGCGTTGATTTCTTGATCCATACAAAACGCTGATTTATAGATAAAGTCGTGGCAAGTAGTAAGCTGCGACTTTTTCTTATCTTCTTGAATGCATGGCACGTCATCGATGTAATTAAACATCTCTTTAATCAATACAGGGTAATCATTATTAAACACATGCTCATTCTTTATCGCAAGCTTTCTGCACTTAAGAACATGTCCATGCTCAATAAGCTTATACAAATCAGCGACAAGTTTGGATACGTTAGAGCTATCATCAACTTCAATCTTACCATCATTTGTAAGTTTCTGAATCGTATTAATGGTCTTACGAAGATCTGGAAAGTTATCCCTAACAATTTGTTTCAAGTCATCTTCACTACATACGATATTTTCCTCATTCAATATATGAGCCATGCGTCTGGTTACATCCTCTACGTCATGGGTTATGTTAAATACTTGGCACCTGCTCTGTAATGCTGGAATGATTCGATGCTTATAGTTTGCAGTAAGGACAAATCGAGTAATTGCACTATACTCTTCCATTACATTACGCAATGCTCTCTGACCATCTTGAGTTAAACCATCACACTCATCTAAGATGATAACTTTAATAGGAAAGAGACTTTTTGTCTTAGCATAGTTCGTAACCTTACTACGGATAGTATCAATACCATTCTCATCTGATGCATTGATATATAGATGATCACATTCAATTAGTTCGTTGACAATGATCTTTGCAAGAGTAGTCTTACCTATACCAGGACTACCTACAAGAAGTACATTAGGAATCTCTCCACTCTCTTTAGCTTTATCAATCAATTGCCTAATTGAATTACCTTCTTTAAGACAATAATCAGCAATCTGCTTGGGACGATATTTTTCAACGAGGAGGTTGTTAAACATATTTACTTTATTACTTTCCATGTTTTTTTATAAATGTTATCTTTGCTTGGATACTTACCTTTAGCTATCAAATCAACGGTAGATCTTGCAATATTAAACATTATAGAGAAATCCCGAATAGATTCAATAAAAACTTCATTTGTTTTAACATTTAAAAATTTAAAAATTTCCGGATTTTTTGTTTTAGAAATTTTATCGCTTATTTGTTTCTTTCTTTCTATTGACATATTTGCATGCCACTGTTTTAAAGCTTTACTACTTGATTTAAAACGACCATCAGCGTGAGCTTTAGTCATTGATTGAGATAATTTTTCAGAACGTCTTTTCTTCTCTTCAGCGGTTAAATTGGACATATACTCTTTTTGAACCCTAGATCTCATTTTTTTGAATTCTGGATTATTTTTGTGACTTTTTGATATTTTACGTCTTGCTTCTTCACCATGAGTACCATTTCTCCCTCCATATTTTAGATTACAAAAATCTTCACTTAAAACAGCATTGTATTTGTTTATCCATTTAATCTCTGCATTATTAAGTTCATTTAAATTATTGCAGTACTCAAGTATAGTTCTTTTCCAATAACCTCTATACTTTTTACATTTAAATTTTCTAAAAAATAATACCCCGGAGCCGGTGTAATCATCATCAATAGTACCGACGTGTTGACCTATATACTTGGTGTGTGTTTTTGCTTCAGGGTGAGTATTAGTCCATAAGTATACAAATCCAAAATAACTATTCATATAGTTATTTATTCTCTACTAACATATTATCGAACTATCTATCGCTTTTCAAATAATTTTACTAACTCAAGACAGCAACAAAATGCATTTATTTCCTTATCAAGTACAATTGTATTCTGCACAAGATAATTAGAGATAGTTATTAGTAGTTCTCTTTTGAATTTTTCTGGAAGGTCTTTCTCGTGCGTGTAATTAAAAAGAAGCTTAAGAAGAGAGTGATACTCACCGTTAAACTTCTCGTCATTGTCCGTAAGAAACTGTCTAATGTTCTCAGAAACGCCAGATTCAATTCGATCATAGAGGTCGTCAATAAACACCTGGTCTGTTTCCTCTTTGTCAATAGTGAGTCTTCCATTGACTGTATACTTTTGAATGTTGTTAACACATTTTCTAATATCAGGGTAATCCTTTTTAATCAACTTAATGAAGTAGTCCCTGTTCTCTTCAGTAAGTGTAATGTGTTCATAATTAAGAATAGCACTACATCGTTTAACAACTTCTAAAATAGGAGGAGTTAAATCAAAGTTCTGACATCTGCTCTGCAATGCTGGAATGATCTTATGAATGTAATTACATGTTAGAATCCATCTAGTTGTTCTGCTATATTCTTCAATAGCATTACGAAGAGCTTTTTGAGACTCTTGCAAAAGACCATCACACTCATCTAAAATGATAACGTTAATTTTACCTCTAGATGGTCTTTCTTTTGCATATGATATAGCTTTCTTACGAATGGATTCAATATCGTTTTCATCTGATGCATTTATATAAATGTAATCACATTTTATAAGATCTTTTACGATAATCTTTGCTAAAGAAGTTTTACCGATACCTGGAGGCCCAGCAAATAAGAGATTAGGTATCTCTTCTTTTTCCTTAAATTGGTTAAACACTCGATAATTATCATCAGTTAAGATAATATCATCGAGTGTTTGTGGTCTATACTTTTCAACGAAAAGAGAATCGAACATATCATTATTTACTATCAGACGAGCCAAATCCATCAGCTCCTCTGTTAGTATCAGACACTTCGTCAGCCCATTCAATAATAGGTTGCAACAATCTATAGACAACTAATTGAGCGCAACCTTTACCTTTTTCGATTACAGCGTCAGTATCGGAAAAGTTATACAGCTTAACACCTAGATCGCCTCTGTATTGATTATCAATAACACCAAGATGAGGTTGCAAGCCATGTTTGAAACCTAGACCAGATCGAGGT